CCGCGTCGCTGTCGCCGCTGTCGGTGAACCGGAAGCCGGTGACCTGCAACCGCTCGGCGACCGCGTTCACGATCAGCTCGCACCAGTTCGCCCCGGACTCTTGCAGGAACGTGCGGAACGTCTGCCGCTCGGCCGTGTCGAGCAGCGCGATGATGCCCGCCTCTAGGTCGTAGTAGCGCTGAAACACATAGGCGCGCTGCGCCTGGTAGTTCAGCTTGGCAGCGGCCATCGTTCGGAGCTGCTCGTAACCCAGTGTGGTCAGCGAGACATCTGTCGCCATGCGGCCAGAGTACGCCGCTCCCGCATCGGCGCCGGTCAGGCGGCTATCGTGCTGAACGTGACCGATGAACCGATGTCAGACCCGACCACGTTCGGTGACAGCGACCCGCTGCCGTTCCCCGAGCCGCACGCCGAGCAGCAGACGCACCGATGGGCGCTGCTCGCCGACTTCGCCCGCGACCGCGAGCGGGCGATCGCGGACAAGGAGATCAGATGACACTGGCCCGCGCGTGGATCGGCAGCCCGAACTACTCCAGCCGCAGCGGTGCGTCGGTGCGCCTGATCGTGCTGCACACGTCCGAGGGCGCGATGACCTACCAGTCCCTCGGCGGCTACTTCCAAGGCGACGTCAGCGCGAGCTCCCACGTCGGCATCGACAACAAGACGCGCGGCACGATCGGCGAGTACGTCAACCGGTCCAACAAGGCATGGACGCAGGCCAACGCCAATCCGGTGTGCGTGTCAGCCGAGCTATGCACGCCAGCGGGCGCGGCGGCCGGATGGTCGCGTGACTACTGGCTGAGCGCTCAGCGCATCCTGCTCGACAACGCGGCCGACTGGGTCGCCGAGGAAGCCGCAGCGTTCGGCATCCCGCTGACGTGGCTGAGCGCGAGCGAGGCCCAGGGCTCGGGGCGCGGCGTCTGCGATCACGGCGACCTCGGCCCGTGGGGCGGCGGCCATTACGACTGCGGCGACGGCTTCCCGATGGACTACGTCCTCGACAAAGCGGGCGGATCGGCCAGCGTCCCCGACGTCAAGCCGGGCGGGAACGTGCCGCCGCTGCACGTCGACTACTTCGGCTGCTCGCACAACAGCCAGTGCGGCGACGTGCGGACATGGCAGCAGCAGATGTCGGCCCGCGGCTGGACGATCGGCGTTGACGGCATTTTCGGGCCGCAGTCAGCGGGCGTCGCCGAGCAGTTCCAAGCCGAAAAGGGCCTGGCCGTCGACGGGCTCGTCGGCCCGGACACGTGGTCCGCGAGCTGGACGGCGCCGGTCACCTAGAAGCCGGCCGCCGCGTAGTCGTCGCGCTTCGGCGGCGCCTCGTGCCGCATGGCGCGGTCCAGCGCCATGATGGCGGCGACCACCGAGTCGATCTTGTCGGCGCTGCGCTGCTTGTCGGGCTTGAGGTTCCCGGCGGGGTCCTGGCGGGTGATCAGGTTGAGTGCCTGCCAGCGGGCAACGGGGTTGCCGCCGTGCCGGTAGCCGCCTGAGGCGACGAGCCGCAGGAACTCCTTGGTCGGCCCGGACATCGACGCGAACCCCTGGCCGGTCTGTATCAGCGGGAAGCCCTCATCGATCAGGTCAAGGCTGAGCTGCGTCGCGCCCCAGCGGTCGAACGCGACTTCCCGCAGGTCGTACAGCTCGGCGTCAGCGCGCATCGCCGTCTTGATCGAGCCGTAATCGATGACGTCGCCCTCGGTCACGGTGACGAGCTGCGCATCGCACCACGCGCTGAACTGCCCGCCCGTGCGCCGGTCGAGCTGCTCGACGGCGGCTCGCGGCGCGAACACCCTCCACAGCACGTCGTGGCCGCCGTTGCCGTCCGGGAAGTCCAGCGCGTACGAGGCGAGGTCGATCGTGGACGCCAGGTCCAGGCCCGCATAGCACTCGCGCCCGGCGAGCTGCGCGAGCTCGGGTGACGCTGGCGCGCGGTCCCACGCGGCCAGGTCGATGGCGCGGCCGGCGCGCTGGCTCTGCTGGTTGAGGCGGAACTGCCTGAACGCGCGTTCCGCCGCGGGGTTGGCGATCGCCTTGCGGAACTCGTCACGCAGGATGCGCGGGTCGAGGTAGTCGCCGAGCGCGGGGTTGGCCAGCTTCCAGTTCGCCTCGTCCTTCCAGTCGGCATCCGGCGGCACGGCGTGGATGACCACGAGCCGCGCTGGATCCAGATCAGGGTCTTTCAGCACCCGCTCGGACCAGGCGCGCTCGGACGCGGCGAAGCCGGCCGGGTCGTTGTCGGCTGTCGTGACGAGCAGCAGCACCGGCTGGGCGCGCGTGCCGAACCCGGTGCGCAGCGCGTCATACAGCTCGCGGTCAGGCTGCGCGAGCAGCTCATCGATGTAGGCGCCGTGCGGGGCGGTGCCGAGCGCGCCGAGCGCGTCGCCTGCGGTCACCACGAAATAGCTGGCGGTCTGCTCGTCGTAGATGCGACGCGCCCCGGAGGCGACGCCGAGCCGCCTGCCGAGGATCGGCGACAGCGCGACCATGCGCGCCGCCGCGTTGTAGGCAAGCGCCGCCTGGTCCTTGTCGAGTGCCAGCCCGTATATCTCGGCTGCCTCCTCGCCGTCCGCGACGAGCAGGTAGAGCACCAGGCCGCCGACCAGCTCGGTCTTGCCGTTCTTGCGTCCGGTCGACAGGTACAGCTCGCGGTAGCGGCGCACGTACCGCGCCCAGGTCGGCTCGTAGTAGACGGTGCCGAACAGGGGGCGGATGATCTCGTGCTCTTCCCACGGCGCGGGCACGAACGCGCTGCGCGCCCACACGCCCTTGGTATGCACGAGCAGCTCACGGAAGAACGACATGGCGTGCTCGGCGCGCGGGAGGCACACGTGCTCGCCGCGCCGCTGGCACGTCGCATCGTCGAATCTGCGGCCGCATGGCGGGTATCGTCGCCGGTCGCTCACCCCGCCATGATGCCCGCCGGCCTGGCGGGGGCATCGCAGCAGCTCAGCGCGTCGCGGCGAGCTGAGCCGTCAGTTCCCGGGCGAGCGGTAAATTCCTTGTCCGCGGCGCGCCTGCTGGAACCGCTGCGCAGCCGGGGGAACGCCTCGCATACGCGAGCGCGGCCGCGCGGTGTGATCAGCGTCACCACGGCTTATCGGCACATTTGCCCTGGTCACGTCCGTTAGTAGAACGTAGTTCGGCTTCACAGCGAAGCCGGCACGAGGCACAAGGAGCCCACCATGACCCGCACACAGATCGCTGCAGCACTGCGCAACACTGGCGAGCAGGCCGCCATCGCGGACGACGCAGCCGCTCAGGTCGAGCAGCTCGCCGTGCAGGCTGCCGAGCAGGCTGCGCAGGCCGTCAGCGACGCGGAGATCGCCGCGACTGCAGCAGCGTCACGCGCTGCGCTGGGCGCGACGCCGACCGGCAAGCGTGAGCTGGCGCGGTTCAGCAAGCTCGACGAGCCGCAGCAGATCGCGGTGCGCGCCGTCGCGATGCGCCTATACGAGGACAGCGACGAGCTGACCGTTCACGCCGCGTGGCGCAACGCGATGACCGAGGTCGCCAAGGTCGTCGCATCGAACGCCAAGGCTGACGCGGCTGCTGCTGCGAAGGCTGACGCGGCTGCTGCGAAGGCTGTCAAGGCCGGCCCGACGCTGCGCGATCGCGCTTCTGTCGAGCTGCCCGAGGGCCAGATCTCGCCCGAGGGCTATGAGCTGGTCAAGGTGACCGGCGGATTCCTGCAGTTCGCTCGCGTCGCCGACAACGGCGGGCCGGCGTGGCTGACGCAATGCACTGCGCACGGCACGACGACGGGCGCGACGAATCGCAAGGCCGGCCGCAACGCCGGTTCGAGCAGTGAGCGCGCGAGCTGGTGCAAGGGCTGCAAGGCGGACGCCGCCAAGGCCGCCAAGGCAGCAGCGAAGTAAGCAGCTCGTCACGAGCGGGACGCGCGCGATTCGCGCGCGTCCCGCTTTCTGGTTTCACACACGCACAACCGAAGGGGAAAAACCCGACATGACGAACGACAAGCTTTCAACTGGCGAGATGGTGATGCTCGCTTGCGGGCACGCTCGCAAGGTCTCGCACACCGACTCGCACGATCGCGACGCGCTGCTGTGGTGCGACACGTGCGACGGGCTGCGCGCGCAGCAGTGGCACGTCGGCGACGGCGCGACGCTCTGCTACTACACCGACCGTCACGCTGTCACCGTCACCCGCGTCACGCGCACGACGATCACGATTCAGCGCGACATCGCGACCGCCGACCCGAACTGGGTGCGTGACTTCACCCCCGGCGGGTTCATGGGCCACACCGCGAACGACCGCGAACGCAGCTACACCTACGCGGCCGACCCGAACGGCGCGACGCGCACCGCGCGCTTGACGCGCAAGGGCTGGACGGCGCTCGGGCAGCGCGTCATTCCCGGCCGCCACGAGTTTTACGACAGCAATTTCTGAGAGACGAGGAACCCGACAATGCTTCGACACACCTGCAAGACGACCTGTCCCGGCTGCGCCGCTGAGGCCGGCGGCGGCACTGCTCGTCACACCTGCGCGAGCGTCTGCGGCGCGTGCATCGCAGCCGCCGCGTTCGCGCAGTGGGTCAAGGGCGAGGTCGCGACGTGGCCGCCGCTCGGTGAGACGCAGCTAGCCGAGCTGCGCGCGCTGCTGGACATGAGCGACGACGAGTCGCGCGACGACGAGCACGATTGCCCGCCGCGCGCAGACGCGAGCGACGCGCGAGAGGACGAGCTGTGAGCCTTGACGCCTTCTGGGCCGGCTACGACGCGACGCTTGCACGCGTGCGCGCCGAGCGGCCCGCCACGCTCGCCGAGCTGGCAGCGATCCTCAACGCGTTCCAGCCGCGGTCATCGGGCGTGGCGTTCTTCGGCAACAACGCCGACGACCAGCTCGCGCACGCGCTGCGCGACGCCGGGTGGGACGTGCAGATGATCGAGGGCGACTACCTCTGGGACGCGTACCACTCGGGTAGCGGCGAGTGGATCCACTACGTCGAGGGCGACGTGTACGCCGGCCACTGGACGCACAGGCGCCGCTCGCGCGAGTAGCGCGCAGCAGCTCGCCTCAGAGCCCGCCCCCAGCCAGGGGGCGGGCTCTTTTGCGTTCGCGTCTGTCTCGTGCTGCCGTCTGCGCGGCGCGCACGCGGACGCTGAGCGGAGATCAGCGGGGGTCCGCTGTCGTCACCTGCTGCGCGCTGTCTCGCGCTGACACGCGCTGACACGCGCTGACACGCGCTGACACGCGCTGTCTGCCGCTCGCGCTGCCGTCTGCGCGGCGCGCACAGCGGCGCACAGCGGAGATCAGCGGGGGGTCGCTGTCACGACAGCAGCCGGGCGGCCGGCGGCGCTGCTGACAGCTCGACGCGCATCGGCTGGCGCGCCGCGGGCGTCAGCCCGAACTCGCGCGCCCACAGCCGCACCTCGGCGGACGCGGTGACGCGCTGCGACACCGCGGGGTTCTTGTGCGCCAGGCCGTCACGCCCGACGAGCAGCGGGCCGGTGCGCGCGACCAGCTCGGAGAGCACCTCGAGCTGAGCGACGGCCTCGCAGTACGCCGCCAGGCCGGCCTGGTCGCTGCTCTTGGCGGTGCCCATCGCCAGCAGCTCGGGCAGCACGCGCTCCCACTCGGCGACGGCCTTCGCCGACAGCCAGCGCGGCCGGTCGGGCGCGACGGCGCGCGGCTGCGGCTCGCGGTCGTTAATCCGGTACGGCCGCTCACCGTGCAGCACGCGCAGCGCGGTCGGCGTCGGCTGCGGTCCCCTACGCCCCACGCCGCAGCCCCCGCGCGTACGCGCCGGACACCGTCCACTGATGCCAGCGGAACAGGATCTCAGGCGAGTGCCAGCCCGCCGCCCTCATGACCGCGTGCAGCTCGCTCTGCGTGCCGGGCACGAGCACGCCGCGCAGCGCGCGCGCCTTCGCCCGTATCGCGGTGTCTGACAGCCCGTGGCCGGCCTTCCAGTCGTGCGACGCGTCGCAGGCGATCTCAGCCCACCGCGGGTCGGTAAGCTGCACCTTCTCGGCGACGACCAACGCGCCCGTTGGCGCTGACTGCTCGCGTGCCAGCCGCAGCGCCGTCACGCGGTCGGCCGGTCGGAGGAACTGAAGCGTGAACAGGCACAGCGTCAGGTCAGCGTGAACGTGCAGGATCGGCCCGCGCTCAATGCTGACGTGGTGCATCACGCGGCGGTGCGCCCCTGACAGCTCGCGCAGCAGCTCGTCGGCGCGCTCCAGCATCGCCTTCGACTCGTCGTAGAGGTCGAACGCGATGTCCCGCTCGGGGTGGCGTCTGGCGATCGCAGCGCACGTGTTGCCGGTCGCCGCGCCCAGGTCCGCGACGCGCCCGCCCTGCGGCACGAGCCAGTCGGCGGCCTCGGCGATCATCGCCGTGATCTCGTCATAGAACGGCACCGACGCGCGCACGTGCTCGGGGAACTCGCCGACGACATCGTCGGTGAACGCCCAGCCGCCCGGGCCGAACCGCTCGGCGACGTCGCCGTACTCGGTCACAGCAGCACCCGGTCGCGCAGCGTCTCAGCGACGGCGCGCATCATCAGCGGCGGCACCGCCCGGCCGATGCGCTCCCAGCGCTGCGCGTAGCTGCCCGTCAGGGCGAAGTCAGCCGGGAACCCCGACAGCGCGCGCAGCTCGGCGAGCGTCACGCGGCGGATGAACGTCGACGGGCCGAGCCGCTCAACCGCGAGCGTCTCCCCCGTCTCCGGTTCGAGGTCGGCGGGCTGGCCCAGCTCGCCGAGCGCGTCGCGCGCCTGGTAGCGGTAGCGCAGCGGCTTGGGGAACACGGGCGCGCGGTCCTGGTCCTGGCGCACCCCGACGATGATGATGCGCTGCCGCGCCTGCGGCACGCCGAGCCAGGAGGCATCGAGTAGCTGCGCGTCGACGCGGTACCCGCATGCCTTCAGCCGCGCCAGGATGCGCAGGAAGTAGCCCTTAGCGGTCCCCCGCACCAGGCCGGCGACGTTCTCGGCGATGAACGCGCGCGGCTGCACGCCCTCCACCAGGCGGGCGAACTCCCAGAACAGGTCATCGGTTCGCTGCGCGATGCCGCCCGAGTAGTGCGTCGACTTGCCCCAGTGGGCCTCGCGCATCCCCGCCGTGCTGAACGACCGGCACGGCGGCGAGCCTTCCATCAGGTCGACGCCGCCCGCTGGAACCCCGGCAGCAGCGAGGATGTCGGCGGGCTGCACGTCGCGGATGTCACGCGTGTCGAGCACCGTCGCCGCGTCGGCGTTGGCCCGGTACGTCGCCGCGGCGGCGGGCACGAACTCCGACGCCCACGCGACGCGGAACCCCGCCATGCGCAGCCCCAGGCACGAGCCGCCGCACCCGCTGAACGTCGACACCGCGACCAGGCCGCAGCCAGGGCGCGCGAGCACGTCGAGCATGCTCTCCACGGCGTACGGCGGCCGGCCGTCGAGCGGCGGGCGGCGCTGCACGTCGAGCAGCTCGACAACGACCGGCACGGGATGCGTCGCTATCGTCGGCGCGGCGCGCTCGGTGATCTCGTGAAACAGGTGAGCGTGACCGGGGAAGCGGCGCCCGCGCCCGCCAGCGACCTTGCTCGCCTGAGTGATCAGGCCGGTGTCGGTCATCACCCACAGCCGGTACGCCCTCACGACGCCGCCGCCTCCTGCTCGTCACCGCTGCGCGGCTTGGCCGCGCCTGACCACGCGTAGCCGCACGACGGGCAGCAATACTCGGTCGGCTCGTCATCGCCGTGGTGCGGGAACTGCTCGGGCGCCGCCTGCTGCGCGCGCAGCAGCTCGGCCAGGTCGGCGTCGCTGAACCCGGTCCCGGCGAGCTGCTCGGGCGTCGCGGACAGCTCCGTCAGCATCGCCACGAGGGCGTCGGTGTCCCAGCTCGCCAGGTCGCCGATGCGGTTGTCAGCGACCATGATGCGGCGTGCTGTCGCGTCATCGCAGTCCACGAGCAGCGCG